AAGAAGAACTCCCGCAACCCGCCGTACTCGCCCCTGGGCACCGGGAAGTACATGGTGCGACCCACGATCACCGGGTCCACCGTTTGACTCATCTCAAACGCTGTGATCTGGGTGATGGTTGCGGTCTTGGGTGTCAACGATGCAGCAACTGCATTGCCACCACTCAACCGGAACTGGCCGTTGCGACTGAAGACCAGCAGCACGTCGGCGAAGGCCAGGCTCGACGTGAGCAGGTTGATCTTTCTGCTGCCGGCACTCAGGTCGATGGGGTCAGAGTCGACCACGGTCTGCACGGATTCCGGCCAGAACCTGTCGTACGCATCGGCTGCCGACAGGATGGCGTTCTCATCGGCCAGCAACGCAAGCCGGTTGCGGAACAGGTTGACGTTCTGGATGGTGGATCCGACGAAGCTGGGGTTCGGTGCGGTCACGGCGTCACCGGCGACCCGGCCCGACCAGTCGAACTTCCGAAACGTGAAGGTCCCGTCGTTCTCCCGCACCAACACGTGGGGCATGGTGGCCGCATCGAACAAGTACTGGATGCCAGGGGCCACCGTCTCCTGCCAGACGCCATGGCCAAAGCCTGAGCCTGCAGTGGTCACAAACTTGACGTAGTAGTCGTCAGCCCCGGACGCAGCTGAGCCAATGATCTTGACGATGAAGCCGTGCTCGGCCTTAGTCGGCAGGTCGGAGATCGTGTCCACCGTGCCTTTGATGGGCACCGTGGCTATGCCGCTCCTGGTGTCCGAGCTGCCCAGCGTGTAGTCGGTCCCGTCGTTTTTCGTGATGCGCACGATGTAGTCGCTAGCCGTGATGGTCCACCCAGCGCCAAGGGCTGTGGCCAGTGAGTTGCGCAGGTTGAGCGCGATGTCCACGGTGCTGGGCACGGAGCCACCTGCAGTGGCCGTGGTGTACGTGACCGTGGTGGCGTTGACCGTGATGCTGTACGTGGTGGCGTAGTCAGCTGACTTGATGAACACCATGGACTTGGTGCCCCAGCTGGGCGACGTCGTGGCCGACATGGCCACCGTCTTTTCCCGGTTCACGATGAACGTGTAGTCGGCCGCCGACGCCACGCGAAACACGGCGCTGGGCTCACCAGTGATGTTGAGGTACGACGTGCCGTCAGGTTTGGCCACCGTCTTGACGGATCCATCCAGGCCAAAGACTTTGATGTCGTTGTCCAGGATCAGCACCAGGAACTGGATGGTCCCGTCCCGGTCCACGATGGTCGTGAACGGGCACCCGGCACCAGCTGATCCGGAGAACAGCTTGGCCACGTGTTGTGCTGGTGGTCGCTTCTTCAGCCCTTCCACCGGGCTGGGCATGCAGTTGACCATCTGCTCGCACTGGGACGCCAGTCGCAAAGCTGCTGGTTGCTGGCTGACGCCGTTGATCAGGTTGGGTATGGAGCTGCTGATCAGTGGCATGACTAACGACGCAGGGCCCAGGCGGGCTTATAGGTCATGAAAACATCCGTGTGGTTTGGATTGCCACGTAGCCAGCTGTGCTCCCCGCGGGTCGTCTCTTCCTCCAGGAACAGGCTGCGGGCTTCGGCTTCAGCAGCGACGTTGATCCGGGACAGGTCCGCTGATCCCAGGACCGCCTCCTGCAACTGGCGGCCAGCCTTGATCATGAAGTACTGGTGGGCGTACTCGGGCACTTCCTCCCACTCCAGGATGTAGGTGACGTCGGCGTACAGGTCCTCGTCGAACTCGTAGCTGCCAGCTCGCCGGTCATAAAGCTTGGCCCCCCGCAGCACGACATCGATGTCTGGGTACGAGTAGGGATCAACCTTGACCCGACTGACATTGGTGCCGACGCCGATGTGGTGGGTCACCGAATCCCGCAGCAGCTGGCGCTCGTAGTCGGTATTGAACGTCCACCCCTCTGTCTGGATCTTGCGGGACACGTCGTTGATGGCGTCTTGGGCCTGCTGCGCCAAGCCAAACTGTCCGTCCAAACTGTTGACCGGTGCCTCGCCAAGCATCTGCAGCACTCGGTTCACGGCTTCCAGAAACGACGTGCGAGCAAGGGTCATGACGAAAGCCCGAACAAAAAGAAAAAAAAGGGGAGAGCCGGAGCTCCCCCCATATTGAACCGGGATCAGCTGGTTGCGGTGTAGATCTCGATGGCGCAGTCAGGACGCAGGATGCCGGAGCCCAGGGCCATGGAGGCAACCATGAAGGTGCCTTGCCACAGGGCATGAACATCAGCGCCGGTTTGTTCCATCTTCAGATCCATCAGCTTCACGGTGCCGACGGCCTGCTTGTTGAAAGCAAGGGCGACGGAGTCGGTGAAGTTGGCGGCGTAGTCGTTGTTCTCACCCGTGGCCGCAGAGCGGTTGGTGGTGGGAAGGTGGTTCGACTTCAGGATCGTGATGCCAGCAACCTTCAGCACGGTGCCGTCGGAGTACGCACCAGCCCCGCCCCAGTCGCGGTTGATCACGTCGGTGGTCTGGACGAGCTTGTAGTACTCGGCCGGAGCCAGCACGCAATACCGATCCATCTCGGGCAGGTTGTTCTCGTCCATCCGCTGGGCAGCGGAGAACAGAGCGGTGGCCAGCTGAGCGCCAGTAATGGCGGTCTTGCTGGCGGCCACGATCTTGATGCGGGTACCGCCGGGCAGGTCGGTGTTGAAGTTGGTGGCAGTGCGAGCCGCCTTAGCGATCATCGCCGCGATGTTGCGGTCGAAGGTGTACGCCAGGGCGTTGCCCATCTCCGCGGAGTACGGGGAGCGCACGTCCCAGTGGTTCTTGGCCTCGTCGATGTCGGCCACAAACACGTTGGACACGAGCTTGTCGTCGATCTTGATGACGGCCTCGGCGTTCTTCACTGCGGTGCCCGTCAGCATGGTGCCGGGGGTGTGGTACGCAGCGGAGTTCAAGCCCACGATGGGGAACGATGCGCTCTTGCCGGAGCTGATGGTCCGGACAGTGTGCAGGGGCTCGAAGATGGTGGCCTTACGGAACGCGGTGAGAACCTCACCGGCCCAGACCTGGAGAAACAGGGCGTTGTCGCCGGCCCAGGTGCCACCACCTGCGGCGTTAACAAGGCCAAGACGTGAAGCGGTAAAGTCGGGGGCTGCCATTGCTGGGCTCCTAGATAAACAAAGGGTTGGGGGTTACCCCGACCACGGGCTCCCGTTCACGAGGGGTGTCCACCGCAGTGGGCCGTCGAGGTTCGTGAGTGGGTCTAGGTGTAATCAGTGTACGAAGTGGTGCAAGGCATGAAAAAGCCCCCCGGGTAAACGGAGGGCAACGCTCAAACACACCGATCAAAAGATACTTGATCGACTGAGTTTCTCTTGGACCTTCTTCTGGTAAGCGGGGTCCTTGCTGTACCTGGGATCCGACATGGCTTCGACCAGCTGAGCTGTGCTCTCGAACTTGTCGGTGCTGCCTTTCGGGGCACGACCACCAATGAGCTTGGGCTCCCGGCCCTCGGCTGCTGTGTACCTGGCGTGCAGGCCAACGACCGCCATCTTCACTGCAGCCATGGGCTGGGTGTTGATGATCTGGTTGAAGCCTTCCACCTCTTCGGCCGACAGGTTGGCGCCTGCCCACTCGATCATCTTGCTGTACTCGCCTTCGCCACCGAGGGACTCCTTGATGGACGTCACTTCTTTGACGGTCAACGCCGTGTCCTGCGCTGCCTTGTACTGCAACCCAGAGAGGTACGCGTCAACCATGTCCCGGTTGAATCCAGCTTCAGCCAACTGGTCGTAATCCCCAGGCTCCAGGGTGCCCGTCTGTTGCCAGCGGACATTCATGTCCTGGAAGTCGATGCCCGCTTCGTCGAGCTTCCCGCCAATCAAGTCCCCGTACAATTCACGGGCGTCCCCGGCGGGCTTGTCATCCTCCTTGTCGTCGCCATCGGTCTCGTCGTCAGCAGCGTCGTTGTCTTCAGCTTCTGGCGTGGTTGATTGGCCGCGGCTGAGCTTGGCTTGCAGCTCTTTGTAACCCTTCTCCAGGTCCTCGACGGACTTGTACTTGCCGGCCAGCAGCTCGCCCTCTTTGTCGTCTTCGCCTGCCATGGCGGCAAGCATCTCCTCGTTGTCGGGCGACAGGGCCGGGGTTTCGCTTTGGGTGATGGTGATGGCTTCAGGCATGGGTCGTTGGTTTGGTGGTTACTTGATGGTGATGGAGCCGTCATCGTCGATGGTGACGACGGGCTCGGGATCAGGCTGGGCCACAGGCCGTGCCTCTACGTGTTCAATGACGATGTCGTCATACGGGTCCTGCTGTGGCACCTCCGCCGGTGGGCCCACTAGGGATGCCCGGGGCTGCTGGGGCGCTGGGGAGGGCATTGGGCATTGCTCCTGGCTGGGTTGGGTCCGTGCCGTCTGCGAACTGCGGGCCATAGGGTGCTCCTTCTTGGGTGTAGTTGTTGGCGACTTGTGCCATGGCTGACGACTTGAGGCCAGTCATCAGCATTTCACGCTGGGCCGCTTGCTGTTGTTCCGCTTGGGCAGCAGCGGCCTCTTGTTGTAGCTGGTCCTGAGACTTGACCAGGTTGGTCGTGTCGATGGATTCGCTTGCAGCAAGACGCCGCAGAGCTTCATCGACATTGACGAACTTGGCAATGACCTCGGGGCCCAGGGTCTGGGTGGCAGTGGTGATGAACTGGATCAACTTGTTGCGGTCGTCGCCACGGCCGATCGCTTCCAGGCCAGTGACAGGCCTGGGGTTCACCAACGGCACACCACCCTGGCCCTTCGGAAAAGCCGACAGCTTGCGTTGTTTGCGCAGCACGTGCAGCAACCGACGCACCAGTGGCAGCTGTAGCTCTTGGGTCAAGATCGAGTACAGGCCACCGATGCCGGCCTCCAGCTCCTGGCTCATGTAACGGATCTCCTCTGCCGTGACCCGTTCGCCCCGTCGCTGGATGGCGGTGTTCAGCAGAAACGCAAACTGCAGCCTGGCCTCGATCCGCTCGATGGTGCTGTTGGCGATGTTCAGGTCCTGGGCCTTCTGGGTCTGGATGACCGTGACGTCGGCAGCGTTGCCTTGGACGATGGCCCCGTTCTCAGCGTTGGCCAGGGTGCGTGGCCTGGTCGTGCCGTTGGGGTTGACCAGGAACAGGACCTTGGCCGCGGCCGCGGCCCCCTCGATGATCGCTTGGTACAGACTCTCGAGGGCCAACAGGTCCCCGTAGTACTCCTCGATGTATGACCGGCCGTACTCCTCGCTGTCCACCCGGTTGAACCGCAGGGGAATCCAGGGATTCACGTCGATGTCGCACATGCCGTGGGACCCAGGGATCTCCTTGCCCTTGGCCTCTTGGTACCAATGGACCTTGTCGGCCTCGTACTCGACGTGGGTGTAGAGCTTGATCGTCTTCGAGCTACGGCCTGACTCGTAGCCACCGTCCTCCTCGTCGAACTGTTCGTACAGATCTTTGGGCAAGGCGTCCGGGTAGACCTCTTCCTCCACCACGATCTCGGTCACGGACCCCATCGGATCCCGACACACGACGTAGCGGTTCAGGTGAATCACCTTGACGCCGTCTTCCGCGACATACAGGAGAACGTTGCCGCCAACCAGCAGGTGCTTGAACGCTTCGTGCATCGAGGCCCGGCCGTTGGCCACCTCAAACGCAGACATGCCGGCTCGCTCCACCTGGACCAACGCGGTGTCCAGTTCCGTCTTGATCTCTGGCCCTTGCTCCGCAACCCGGAGTGCCAGGTCGTCGATCTCCAGCTTGAAGAAACTGGAGTTCGGTGGGAACAGGGTGATCAGCAACTTGCTGGCCAGGTAGTTCACGCCCCGGGCCCCAAGGCTTTGGTACGGGGTCTTGAGTCGACCACGGTCCCCTTGTCCTGCATCCGGGATCAACCCAGGGATCGTCACCTTGCTGCAGTCCCGGGCCCGCTGCAGATACGGATCCCGGTTGGTCTGCAGCTGGCCGTACCTGGCAGCAGCCGTGCCGCTGTCCTCCCCGTACGGCTTGGGCTGGCGGTCAACGTTGCTGGTCAGGTTGAGTTCCATCAGCTGGACATGGGGTTAATGGTCAGGGCGTTGCCGGCCCAGCGGGTGGTGGCAGGTGGCACGGCCAGTGTCGGCACCGGTGCAGGTTGGGCCGCAGCAGGCGCAGCCTTAGGCACCAGAGATTGCTTGTACAAGTACCGGGCCTCAGGGCTGACACCCCGGTACGAACCGGCGCTGGCCTCGATTGCAGGCATAAGGTTCTTGCCGGAGTACATCCGGGGCTGGGCTTTCCTTACCCCAATCACCTCGTTCGGGTCACCAAACCCCTGGTCGATGTACCACTGGCGCTCGTCTTGAGCGATGGGCGACGGGGCGCCCGCCGACCCAAAGCCGTAGTTGCCCTTGGCCATCTGCGGCCCTGCAATACCTCCTGCGCACATGATCAGGCCGCTCCTGGAATCGCGAGTGTCGTCGCCTGGGGCAAGTCGGTCCGTAGCTTGCGGCGGCCGACGCCAGCACGGATCGACTGGCCGGTGGCTGCATCAACGGACTCGATGGCTGACCTTGCAGCCATGGCCC